GGCGGTGGGGTAAAAGACTCGATCCATGAGGCTGTCGCAGCACATGGGGGAAGTAGATTCTTCATGGATGGACCGTTCTAAGATTTGCTCACTACCGCAACTGCGGCACTTATAGTCGTATTGTGGAATGGCCGTCTCCAATCAAACATCCTGGCACACATTCCCAGACCAGTTCGTGATAACTTTTGCCTTCAATGCGGCGCACTAGCGCCTTACACTCAGGATCGTGGATGTGCTTGGTCATTGTTCGCCTTAAAATAACGATGCGCGGAATCTCTATCTTTTATACTGTTTTTGTTAAGAAGATAACCGATTCTTAAATTGTAATAAAAATTACGGATCCTTTTCCATGGCATGACCGCATGGCGATGCGCCACAACAAGCCATCCTTCACGACCTTCTGGCAACTGCATGCTCATTCCTCGCCCTTTCCAAAGGGATTAGTACCGCCTAATTGATTAACAAGGCGCCTCATAGCGCCTTCTACCTTACGATGTGCTGTTGTATCGCTCACTTCTAACACTTCAGCAATCTCGGCAAAGGTTAGATTCTGCTCGTACTTCAATTCTAACACGTCCCGATCCATCTCATCTATCTTAGATAGCGCGTTGCGTACATCGAATAGTTGAATGACATAGTTACCACCTTCGGCTGGATTACCAGCCCCAGATACTTTCTCACCGTCTAGTTTGGTCGTCTCAACCACATCGCCCCAGACGAAGGGTAGCAATTCAGATAGGGTAATAGGGTCGTAATACTGCTCATCTCTAATCTCATAACCCAACTTCTGGGCCTTGAGGCGACGACAATACTTATCTGCTTGGCGGGTAAGGGTCTTGCCTAGTTGCTTTACCCCACCCCTGTAATCTTCTGGTTCCTGATCGTGGCTTAGCCACTCTTTAACCTTATCTTGCCGACGCCATACCCACGTCAATAGTTCTTGACGCAGATCCGACGCATCAAAGTAAACAGAATATTTGCGGTGTACGACACGTGCTACTTGTGAGGCTACATCGGTAGCCTCTTCTAGCCACTCACTCATAATAAACTCGCAGGGTCATGTAGGTCCTTTTGTGGCACCATGTAGGCAGGTATCCTTATCTTGGTATCCCAATATTGGTCTTGTTGCACTTCATAGCCCCACATCCAGCCAACAATAACAGCCGTATGATAGTCGGGAAGAGTGACAAGTAGATACTTGCGCTCTGGGTTATCGTCTTTGCTCAACAGTAATTTGCCTGTGGCATAAGCCGTAGTGCGTACTTCAAACTCGCCAACATCACCCATCTTGCGCTCTTCAAAGACTGAGAATGGATACTTGTCCATCCATCTACCGATGGCTAACTCACCTAAACAGCCTGACACTTCACGGGCTAGTTGTTCTACCCATGTAGGAGCCGCGCCTTTAGATGAATCGTTGCCTCTGGCACGATTGAAGTTAAAGCGTGATACCGCCTCAGTAACTGCATAGGCGACATCTCCAGGGGACATTGCAATATTTACCACTTGAATATTTTACCATCAACCTCAAAGGAGTTGTTAACGATAAACACAATCTTTGGGTGGACATTTGTGCCATCAACTGCAAGCAATCCAAAGGCTTGCGCCCATGTGAATAGACCACCCTTGATGTACTTAGCGTTAGCCACGTCCATCATGTGACCCACTTCCATGCCGTAGGTGGTTCGCATTTTGCCATCTACTGCTTGTGTGTAGTGCGTTAAGCCAGCCCTATGGGTATGCCCGCAGATAACACTCATGCCGCTACGCTTCGCCAAGCCAAGCGCAGTAGCGCCAGCAGTAGGCTGAACATTACCTTGGTCGCCGTGCATCATGATCCAACCTGGCGCAATGTCCATGGTTTCACCATGGTCAGTGATGCCAAGTTCTTTGTACTTCATAAAGTTTTCAATGCGTAGTTCTGGTGCCTTGCGTAAGCCAGGCGCCGCCATGCGTACTTTGTTATACAACCTATCACGGTGGTTAGAGCGCACAATGTCTGTAATCTGCAACCGCTTCATTACTTCAACAGTTTCATCGCGGTCTTTGCCGATGTCCGATTCCCACTCTAGTTCTGTACCTTGGCTCCATTTGGAGATACCTTGAAAGTCAATCTCGTCACCAACACAGGCCACTCTGTCTGGTTGGTACCAGTTAATGAATCGTCCAAAGGCTTTGACAGCAGCCTTATCTTGATAAGGCACTTGTAAATCTGGCACGCAAACTATGCTTTTCATTTATTTTGGCCATACCCCTCGCTCGACCATCAATGCGATTATCGCATAGTTGGCTAGATCCTTGAACGAATCTTCAACAGATTCGTGCTTAGGTTCTTTCCCTGTTGTAAAAAGATTTTTAAGACGATGATACTTGTCACCGATACGAACAAGAAGGCCATTGATAGGCCCACCAAAGGCGTCATTAACATTAGAACTGCCATAGTCCTCTTGTTTGGTGATGAGAAGGTTCCCAAGTTCATCTAGCACGCTCCAAACGTTAGTCGCAAAGTTATTATCCAACTTCACTCTCGCGTCCCAGGGCAACGGATTACCGCTATTCCCGTTGATATCTCTATCGAGAGGACTTGAAAGCCAAGGTCTTGCAGTAATTGGATGATGTCCTTCAAATCTTGATTCATTCATTGCTCTCTCCTTCTTGTCCTCGGTAGATCCAGTCATGGCTATCCTCGTCCAGTTCATAGTAATACACTATTGTACCACCCATGTGCAGTTTTTGTTCCATCTCGATAACGGTCAAAGCCCATAACGGGGTTGGCACTTGCGCGCCATCCTTCGGTCCGCCGATAAACTCAGCCATTATGGTTTAATAACTTCTTCGTCATCCTCACGCTCTATCTCGTGAAGAAGGTATAAGACTAACTCTGGGTTATCACGCAAGACATTAAGGAAATGATACCCAATAATGTCGCACACTTCTTCTACATCAAAGCGCTTGCGAGTAGAAAATGGCGTTTCAAAGATAACAGCATGAGTAATCTCATGCACTAATACACGCAATAACTTATCCTCTGGAATGTCTGGGCGCAGTTGAATGGTGTTAGTGTCAGATGTAGTAAGACCATAAACCTCTGGATCAACTAGGTCAAACTTAATCTTATAGCGTTGCCCAGATACGTTAATAAACTTAGGTCGTTTCATGCTCCCACCTTATCTGCGAACCAGCCTGAACCTTCTGAAAGATAGACGTCGTTTACATCTTGGTTAGGCGGCAACTGTACCACAGTTGCGGTATTTAAGTCCTCTTTGATCCGCCCAGCAAGTTCTTGGCCAGGATTCCGACCATCTTCCTTCTGGTCGTTATCGGCAAATATAAGTATGCGGTTGTACGACTCAAAGAGTTTAGGGAACCATACTTTCCATTGGGATACTCCCGCCACGCCAACAGCAGGTATGCCAGTGAAAGCCGACACGATAATCGTATCAATCTCGCCCTCGCAAATGGCAATCGTGTCAGAGTATCGGTGCAAATCACCAACATTAAATAGCCCAATCTTTTGACCCGTAGGCCAAAGATACTTAGGCGTACCGTCACCAATGGCACGGAACTTAATACCGACAACACCAGCAGGAGTGATGTAAGGGATTGACAGACGGCCAACTGCATGCTCATGGCCAGCACTAGGCTCCACGACGCTTCCAAGACGGAATGTACTTGCCACTTCCTTGGTTATGCCGCGTGCCGCTAGGTAAGACGCTGCCTGTGGCGTTAGATCGTTGTGATATTTGTCTGCTGCTTCCGTTAGCAATCTTCTCTGCTCTGCGTTTAACATCCTTAAACTCCTTAATATCCTCTTTGCGTGCTACTAAATCATACACATCCCCTAGCAAGTTACATACTAGACAGTTAAATACCTGCTTGTCTAGGTTATACGCCGCACTGGCATGAGAATCCTCATGCACCACACACTTACATGCCTGCCATCCGTGACGCTCTACGACGTGTACGCCGTAATGCTCTAGCACAGCGCCAAGGTCAGGCTTACTAATCACAATTTCGGCTCTCACAACTCTTTGCCTCTAGTTTCATAATAAAGCGAAGAATCTCCCGTAATTCCTTTAGGCTTCTTTCGGTTGCCATTAGTTTCTGGCTAAGTTCATCGCGTTGCTTTCGCAACGCTTCATTCTCAATCCTACCGCCTTCAAGGGCTTGCTTCATTAAAGTTTGCCCCTCGACTTCCGTAATGGGATTTTCTGGCTTAACTCGATTTA